TCGGCTGATACGTCTTCGCTAGATGGGTCAAGAGAAACCCGACGAACATACTCGTGTTGATTCTTCCACCACTCAAGTGTGGACAGAGTTACAGTGCGTCCGATCTGCGCCTGTTCTTTGGCTTTGAATTTAACAAAGCACGCACCATCCAACATCTCTTGGTAGGATGGTTTCTTTTCTGGATCGAAATACACTAATGCGGCAGACAGAACTACAGCATTAGATTCTACACCCAGTGTTTCAACGTCGAACATAAACATTATCGGGACTCACCTTCTTTAGTAAACAGAACCCTAATCTTATCTTCTTTCGACCAAGATTTCAAATATGAATTGTCTACATCGCAAACTGCAAGGGCTTCTTCCTCAGAGACAACTCGATGAGATGTAATCTGTTCACCAAGCCACTCTTGTGAAAACTCTTTTGCAGTTTCCATTGTTACATCATCAAGCGCATACTCTGGATGGTCAGCTGGTGCTTCAACCACATAGCGCATACGAAAGGTAGAGATTGCATCTACCATCACCCATACTTTATTAGACATTTTGGTTTCTTTCAGCTTCGTGTTTGTCACACAGGGTGCGAATCCAGCCACCGCTACGACGTTCGCCTTTATCACCACAAGTTTCGCAAGACTGGTCAGCCCATGCTTCTGCCATACGAACCATGCCATGAATTTGTTCATCGCCACCATCGTAATAGAAACGAAGACCACCGAACTTTTCTTTGATCTGAGCAACCACTACCTGTTCAACAACTTGTTCTTTCCTGTTAGCCCAGTCAATGTGGTGTTGGATATTGGAGCAAAGAGTTTCAATGATATTCCACCAACCTTTACCTACAGCAAAGCCACCATATGCTCCAACAAACATGGCAGGGTACTTTTCTTCCATTCGCTTAGCGAAGTCGTCATACTCTTTCATTTCATCCATTATTATCTCCAAGTTCTATGATTTTCAGCGATGTGTTCAATACCATCGTATTCACCCAGATGCCATTCAATACCATCTGGAATTTCTACTACAGACAACTCAGCACAGTCACCCCAAGATGCTTTGCCCATCTGCTCAACAATCTTTACGAGAGCTGGATCAGTGCGTTCGATCTGGTACTCACTCCAGAAGTTTTCGTCTGCGATACTATCCTTGTAGTATTCATAACGAAGCCACTTACTTTCTGGATTCTTATCCACAACAACCATAGCAATGCCAGCTGCTGCAGCATACTTCAGAATGGCTTCGTGGCTCAAACCGAAACCACCGAAGCATTTATTGATTACAACTTTCATTTAATGTCCTTAGAAGAGTCCGCAACTTCTTTGTCATCACGAATCTCGAGAATGATAGGCAGGAACAGAGATTCTTCTCCAGCTTTGTTCTTGATTCTAGTATTATACTTGATCGCTGCGATCTTGTCAACTATATTCTCGCCGAGATTCTTACGTTGTTCGTCAGAGAAGCCAGAGCCAACACGAACTTTAATCACACCATCGGCAGACTCACAGATAATTGCGCCAAGCATTCCTGCATACTTACCAGTACCTTCTTCGATGCCAACGATACGCAAGTCGCATTCCAACTCGCCCTTGAATTTGATCTGAGTCTTGGAACGTTTGTCTTCCCAGACACCACTCAAGTCTTTCAGGATGATACCTTCTTGACCCATAGACAAGTAACGCTCGAAGATTGCATTGGCTTCTTCGATATTTTCTACTGTGGTCTTTTGCACCAAGTAAACTTTATCAGGCTCATGGGTTGCCAACAGATTAGCCAGTGTATCGATACGTTGAGAGTATGGAGTGGCACAGTAACCAGCCTCAAACAATACGTAAGGGATAACGTCCCAGACAGTGGCACGAACCTTTGCCGCGTCGGCTTTGGAGATTGTACCCTTGTTGGCTTTGTTTAGGATACCGTTACCTGTCTGACGATCTAGAATCTTGTCGCCTTCCATGACCAAGAGTTCGCCATCGAATACACAGTCCACGACTCCAGCCATCTTGATGAAGTCTTCTTCCAAGTTACCCAACAGTTGAATTTCTTTGCCGTTGCGTGAGCGGAATTCGCACTTACCATCACGAACGATAGCGTTGAATCGCATACCATCCATCTTTAGTTGGACTGTAGCTGGCCATTTGATTTTGTCTACTAACTTTTGCTCGAACGGTGAGCAGAGCATAACAGGATACTCGTGGACCAGACCCATCCAAACTTTGTTGGCAGTGGACGCTGAGAAGCCAGCACGCAGGTCTTTCTGGATGATACGCTCGATAACCTTAGCGTCATCGGCATTGACAGCTTCAAGAATGCTAGTCAGATGATCGATAGCTGCATTGCCAGTTACCAGTCGCTCACGCAGGTCGTAGAGAGCAGGGAGCATTGACTGCAAAGATGCAGCATGAGCAGTTGTGTTGGGAGTATACGCAGGAATCTTGCGCTGATAGAATTGAGTGAACGGACACAGAGCCAGACGAATCACTTCACGCAAGAGTTCATTGTCTTTGTTGGCTTCCAACTGTTCGAGTTTGAAGTTACGAGAGGCATTTGCTGCCACGGATTCGAGGAATGTGTTAATGTTCATTTGAGTTCTTTGAAAGTTCTGTATTTGGTATAGAAGGGTAGAGGCTTGGAAAACTTCTTTGTAGTCTTTGTGTCGACATTGTAGAAGGCAACCAACTTCGACCTGTCATTGGTGACGTAGTAGATGTGATTAGAAACCTTGTGGCTCCAATCACTGGTCGTTTCCTGCAAGGCTCTCATTTCTTCATCCAAGTACGGGCAGCAGGTGGAGCTTTCTTTTTAGTCTCAATCACTTGGACGTGGCCACCACGTTTGAGAAAAGCCTTCAATTGCTTTTCGGTTTCGGCACGCAACTCAGCTTTGGATTTTACTTGGAACATGATATACCCTTTATTAAACGAAGTCGTAGTAAGTTTCAGTGCAAGAAGCCTTGCCGAAGATGACTGCTTTGTCAATCTGTTCGTAAAGGGCATTGAAAACAGCAACAGCAATCTTTGAATCGGATGTTTCCAGAAACAAAGTACCGTTGTAAAAGTCGGCTGCAACATCAGTAACATTCGCAACTACTTCCAAGACACGATTTTCAAAACTCATTTCATTCTCCTAATCAACTGTAGTTATTATACACCAGTTTGGAACCTAAGACAACAACTAAATGCAATGACCCTACAATCCGTAGGGGATTGTAAGGCGTTGATTCTACAGGGAATTTAGGGAGCTAGAAGCCTCTGGGATAGAGGGCTAGCGGAGGCGGTTTAGCCTGTGAAGACGGAGCCTGCAGGGGCGATCTGGATGCCAGAACCGAATAAACGGCTGTATTCGTTGCGCATGGCGTCCGCTGGCTCACCTTCGGCTGCGATAGCCGTTTTGTTCAGATAGACTTTACCAGAAACGTAAGGCATGTAAGGGGCTAAACCAACCCCGAGACCATTCTCAGTTTGCTGTAGCATGATGCTTGCTGGAGTATCAAGATGGTATCCAGTTTCGGATCCAGAAGTTACGTCAGCAATAAGTTCTTCACCACTGATCAATTTAAATACTTTGATTGTCATATTATTCCTCAATAACAAGTTGTTCAATAAAATCTGCTGCAAGATTTTGGTCCATGAAGAAATTCACATTCGTCCTGTCCATATCAAAACAGTGTCGACTCACTATCATAATCTGTTTGTTTTTAAAAACAGATACCTTGAGTATCCAATTGCCACGAAGAACCGTGACAAATGAAATTAGGTTGGGAGAGAGTCTTGCTTTCATACCTAATTATTTAGGTATTGTTGCGTCTCCAGTAGAAGTCAAAGGCATTATAATTTGTTTTAATTAACATATCATAAACTGCCATTCTATCTAAATATGCATCTTTCATCACTGTCGCTGTAGTTGCTGGTTGAATGCCAACAGTAGCATCTGACTCACCATATTCACTAACGATCGTCATCTCATTCTTTCGAGCAATATGTCGCATCACTTGGTTCTCAGTTAAACAGTGCATGAACACTTCTCTAATACCTTGCGTGCGTAACCAAGTCACTGCGCGATCAAACATATCTTGAGCTAATCCATGACCACGATACTCTTTATTAACAGAGCACCCAAGTTCAGCGTCGTCTTTTACAACTGCTGCATGACAAGCTGCAATAATATTACCATCAGCATCTTCGCATCCAAACCATTTTGACTGGTCGTTGAAAGAAGAATGCACGTAGTGTTCGATGAAGTTATCAGAAACCATGGCACCGAAACGTAGACGACGGTCTTCTCCTTCAAGAGAAGTTAAATGTGCTACTATAGCATCTCGATCTAATTGGGTTAATTTTCTTGGGATCATAATTGAAAATGGGGACAAAGTCCCCATCCGTTTAAGACATTTTCTTTCTTAATTCTCTGGCGTAATACTGTCGTTCTAACTGTTCGACTTGCATTGGCGTTTGAGATTTATGAGATAAAATGTAACTTTCTAGAGTTTGAGAACGGTCACGGAACACATAAACAAAAAACTGTTTTAGTGCGTGTAACATTATTCACCTTCCTGTAGGAACTGTTTTCCAGAACCAGTCTTAACTGGAACCTTCTTAGCCTTTGGAACTTCTGGTACTAATTTATCGAGAGCGATCTTTAGCATACCATTGAACAATTCAGCGTCTTTAACTTCATATTGATCACCGATAGCCCAAGCGCGAGTGAAAGCGCGGTTGGAAATACCTTTAAACAAGAAGTTATCTTCAGCTTCTTTAGACTCTGCATTACCCTTAACGATTAGCTTACCGCCATCGATGGTAACATCGATTTCGTTTGTGGCAAAACCAGCTACAGCAATTTCAATTGTGTAAGTATTGCCGCTCTTGCGAACGTTAAATGGTGGGTAGTTTGGGATGTTCTTTGTCAAGTCGTCATGCAATGCTTGCATTTTCTCGAACTGTTCATCGAAACCTACGAAGAACTTATCGAAGTCCTTGAAAGTGTCTTGACTAAAGAATGATGGTGTGAATGGTTTATTCATTTTGAGTTTCTCCTATTAAGCGAGTAAGTGATAAAAGCGTCTCCCCGAAGGCAAGACATTGCTGGTTACTTTATCCAGCGACAACTACGAGTGTCAGTGCAATTGCTCGGACGCCTGTTACCGTGACGACTAACGTGCCCTAAGGTGGGTTCTTTTAAGCAGCTGGTTGTGCTTCAGCTTTTGCTGCTTCAGCTTGGCGAACGATCTCTTCGACCTGTGGTTCACCTTGCTGTTTGATCTTAACGATAATGCTTGCGATCTCATCGAATGGGTGCTTACCCAAAGAACGAAGGATAGTGTTTACTTCTTCAATTGTCAAATCAAGTTTAATCATTTTGTTTTCTTTCCAATATTGTATTTAGGAACTAATTCCCAATTATCTTTCTCTTTGTAAGAGACCACTTTAATCTGAGACAGTGACGCTTTTTGTTCTGCTTGAGTGGCATTCAAGATCTTTAATAGATCCCAGTCCTGAAGCAAGCTGGCAATAGCGTTACGTCTCTCGATATCACTGGCAGTGATATTCGATTCTTTACCATCGAGCGCAAACAATTCCTTGAAGTGCACGATGAAGTATCGACCTTGCTTATGTAAAATATGGCAAGATTGATATAGCTTTTGTTCTTTTCTGGAGGCAATCCCGATACGGGTTAGAGTTTCACGAACCTTCAGGAATGCGTCTGGTTCTGGCAACGTCACCTCGAGCATGGACTCAGGAGTCCAGTCGTAATAAATCACTTCGACAGTCATGATTTTCCACCTTTGTATAATTTTTCTTTTATCATAATCAAGTGTTCATCGGAAAGGACAGTTAATGCCTCTTTCGCCTTTTCGCTTGAATACCCATAGTACTCTTTTACGAGTTCTAAAGAAACGGAATCGTCTTCGGCTTTAGACCATTTACTGAAACGACGTTTCTTCGAAATAGTATTTAGGAAAAAAGAAAATTGCCAGTCAGGTGGGCATTGGTGATGTTGGTTCATCGCGTTTGCCTGCATAACTGTATCGGGGAAATATCCCAAGGCTCGGTTTACAATGTACTTTACCTTGTTATAATCTTTAACTGTCTCTGGATCTCCTGCTAGTAAATCAACTTTGGTTTCGTTGATGGCTTTAACATAGTCGAATGGACTCATTTAGCGAACCCAACTTCTTTTAGATTCTCTGGAGTCGCAGCGAATCGCTTCTCAGGATAGCGTTTAGCTAATGAATCTTCTAGTTCTTCTCGAGTCGTAGCCTGAGCCATAAACTCATCAGTCTCTTTATCGAAGACATAGTATTGCCCACTATGACGTTCAATCTTAATCTGGATTAACTCATCCGCGATCTGTTCTAGATCTTCGCCAAGCTGTTTCATAATATAGTCAACTCGGCGTTTAGCCATCTCCTCACGGAGAACCCAACCAAGAATAAAACCTAACGCAAAGACACCAAGGATAGACAAAAATTCAGACATAACAACCTCACTTGAACTTACATTGCATCATAATTTCAGTCATCGCAGCCATGATGTTTAGTTCATGGTCGGCGACGAACGCAGCCTTATACTGATAGTCGGCTAGAACCAAGACCAGAGATGGGATTGATCCAGCTTCCATTGTAGTGGATGAATTGTCATACAACTCACGGAACAATACAACAGTGTCGGCATCTGAGTTCTTTCCAACCCACTTACGAACTTCAGCGTAGTTCTTATCCTTCAGGTGTTTGATTAAGTCTTTGTAGGTTTCTTCTCCAAGATTAACCAAGATACCAGAATCAATCTTACCAGAAACAGAATAGCGCTGAAGTTCATTCAACACACGACGCCAGTCTGGAAAGTGTTTAGTCACCAGTTCAGCTACAACTTTAGGATCAAACTCGATACCTTCTTGTTTCAGAATCTGAGTGGCGCGTTTGAAGAATGTACCAGCCAGTTGCTGTTTGTCTTTGTTCTCGATTTTGAATTCGATAACAGCACAACGAGAATGAAGTGGTTCGATAATCTTATTCTTGTAGTTACAAGTAAAGATAAAGCGGCAGTTGGCACTATACTCTTCCATAAATGCGCGAAGTGCTGGTTGAGTAGAGTTGGCTTGAAGGTAATCAGCCTCGTCGAGGATAACAATCTTCTTAGCGTCTGTTAAGGAAACAGTAGAAGCGAATCCCTTGATCTGAGTACGAAGTGTGTCGATGTGACCACCTGTATCAGAACCGTTAAGGATAATATACTCAGCACCAATCTCGTTACATAGTGCTTTAGCTACAGTAGTCTTACCGACACCTGCCGTACCTGCGAATAAAAAATGTGGGAGTTCGCCCTGAGCAATGTACTCTTTAAACGTCTTCTTAAGCGCGTCAGGCAGGACGCACTCATCGATCGTTTGTGGACGGTATTTCTCTACCCACAAAAACTGGTCATCACGTGAATCAATCATAATCAATCTTTCATAAACAAACATAACGGCGGAGGGGTAGTATCTTCTGCGGTAAAGTTTATCTTACCATTAGTCAACTCCCATGCCTCAATACACATATTACGTAACTGGTACTCGTGTTTTCTTTTAGAAGCACTTTCAACGAAAAATAAACGTGGGTCTTCATATCTTTTATGATACTTACACCACTTTAGATTAACCTGTCGCTCACCCCACAAGTCAGTAGTGTAAATTTCATGTCTAGGTAAAACTTTTCTATCAACTCGAGCGATATGATCTTTACGTTTATTCATCACAACTCCATAACAAATAGAGGGATTACTCCCTCATTAATCAGAACTCAAATGTAGAGTCAGCTTCAACAGCCACGTAATAAACCAAGTCACCATTACCTTTGAAGCGAGAGATTTTCTTGCTTGAAATGCTAACAGTGTAGTCACCTGGAATCATCTTCAGGTTTTCTACTTTCAAGTTTACTTTAAAAGTCTTGTCGGTAGATCCAACTGGTTCGCTATATGAGTTACCAGTAGTGTTCTTTTTATCACCAACAACAACAGTGACTGTAGAACCATCACCAACGATAGAAACGTCAGCTGCACGAAGGACAGATGCAGTACGATGGATCATATTCAACATTGCAGCAGTCACAGAGAATTCGATCTCAGCAGCTGGGAATGTGATAGCCTTTTGCGGAGCAGTCAACACGCTTGCGTCTGCAGCGAAATACTTGATGCTCATGTTACCTTGCTTAATGGTAACATACTTCTCGCTGAAGTCCAATTCTGGATCTTCGAACAAGGACATCGCACCCAAGAACTCATTCAAGTCATAGATGCCAAAGTCAGGGAAAGTCTCAGACACAGTGGCATCAGCCATAACGTTCTTCTGTGCAGAGATGGTTGCCAACTTGTTACCTGATTTCAAAAGCAAGTTGCTGTTGATACCAGCAAAGTTTTTAATCAGGGCAGTTGTTTCTTTAGATAATTTCATATTTTCTCCAGTGATAATATACTATGTATAAATGATTATACGTCAAAAGGCTCTTCCAGCCAAATTTATTTTGATGCTTTGTACAGATTGAACTCAGTTACAAGACGCTCGTGTTCTTGATGTGAGCAGTACAGACTCCATTCGCGAACGACATCTGTAGATGTAATAGAGCCATCACTAGTAGTGTAAGGTTCAGATAACAGATAACCAAGGATGGTTTTATGCCCATCTAGACCGTTATTGTTTCGTTCGATTGAGAACACATTCATCGCGTCCCAGTCTACAGAGAAGCTAGCTCTAGCGAATTCGCTTTCAAGACGATCTTGATATCGTTTGATCTGATGCTCTAACTCATTAACTCTTTGCTGGAGTTTAACGTTTTCAGATGCCAGTTTATAGGACTGGTCGTCCTCTTTCTTTTCCCAAGACCACAGACTCATATTATTCCTTTGAATACTTCACATCATGTTCGTACAAGAACATCAAACAACACATTGCGTGTGCCAAGTGGTGGATACCTGATTCGGGATCCATCTGTTCACCGTCTTTGTATGCCCAGAGATGTCGTTGCATTGCGTCGAAATAACGACGCTTTGAATCTGGAACTTGCTTCCAGTTATCTGGTTCATACTTCTCTGCACCAAACGTGAGAACCTTTACAGTCTCAGCCAATGCGAGTGGAGGCAGCAAACCATATTGCAGTTTACCACCATCAAATTTGCGACCACCAGTGGTAGCCTTCTGCGACTTCTTTACATCGTCAATAGTTGCCATTATATCTCCAAGAAATGGGGGACGAATCCCCCAGTTCGATTAAGCGCGGCTAAAAGCAGAAGCACCCAACACTGCATTAGCTGCAGCGATCATACGACGACTTGGTTTGCCGATACGATACTTTGTAGTCTCTGTGCCATCTGCCAACTTAGCAGGGTTACTGTAAACACAGTGACCTTGTGAGCGTAACAGATGAATAGCGCGATGTGGATTCTTCAAACCAAATGAGCCAGCGATCTGCTTAGCAGTAACTTCGGCACCAGTAGACAAGTAATTCAACAGCTTAGCTTGTTTAGACATATAATAACTCCATAATAAACCATCAACGAAAAAAGCTGACAAGGGGATGGCATCCCTTGTCAGCCGAAAATAACCTAATTGTAATTAGACTTCGATACCATTTTCACGCAGGATAGCGTTGAAGTCTTCAGTGTCGTCATCATAAGTCATAGACTCATCGATAACTTTCTGCAGACGGTTCAGGTCAGTCTTAGTCTCTTTCTCTACAGCCTTTGCAGCTGGAGTGGACTTGACCTTAACAGTCTTAGCTTTAGCAAGTTTCGCAACTTTAGCCTTAGCCTTAGTCACAGCAGGTGTGGCTTTGTCAGCAACTTCCTTATTGAAGGCAGATACCTCAGCAACAGTTGGGACAGGCAGTTGGTACAAACCACGCTCAACTTTGTTGGCAGCGAACAACCAGTTCGGATAACCGATCTTCTCACCTTTAGAGCCAGTGCGCTGTTCACGCATAACGTAATAGATGGACGCGCATTCTTTCAGAGTAATCTCTGGCTTCTTCTTGTACTGTGGATGGGCTTCCAAAACAGCGACAACAAAACGTTTTTGGGCGAGGGACAAAGCAGCGAATTTCAACATAATAT